GCCCTATCCATAAGGGGTGCATAACGACATCTTCTGTCTTCATGTTAGGTAATCTTTACGAGCATGATGCTCAGGTACTATCTTACCTAACTTGATAACGAGGAGTCCGTTGTCGAAGGCAACGTCTGTGACGTGGGTGTCTTCTGCGATTGTCCACGACCTCTTGAAAGTTCGCTTAGCCAATCCCCTGTGGATAAACGTCTCTTCCTCATCTGGTTCAGATTTGGTTCCTTCGATATGAAGTTTTCCATACTCTGTGAAGACATTGACTTCCTCCTTTGTGAAACCTGCTAGTGCTACTTCTAATCTAGACTCGTGATTGTTTATGTGAACAATATTAAAGGGTGGATAGTTCGAAGTTTCCATAGCGTTGAAACTCTCGAAGTAATCATCCAGCCCTAGCGAGTTAGTAAAAATCTTATCCATCAACTGATTCAAATCAGCTGCACGGTATCTCTGTATCTTAGACATAATAGTCCTCCTTTAGTAAGCGAGTGTTAATTGGTGTCCCCGAAGGCGACACTATTATTTATAACACATACTCGGCCATTGTCAGTAGGGGTATCCGAAATAGTACATTTGTTACAATACTTTATTTGCTAAATAGAAGTACTTCTACTTAGGATAATTGGATGAAAAGAGCATTATTGCTTTTTGGTATGATTTTGATGAGTGGCACAGCAGCACGTGCCGATCTGACTCATAGACTTAGTAGCTCGACACAACTCCAAGTGGATGCGGGTTATACTTCAGTTTCTAGAGCAGCAAATACATATAGCACTAGTGGATCTGGTGTATCAACAACTATTACACCGTCAGGTGGTAGTGCAGCTAGTAATCTAGGCGGTATATCTGCTGTCAGCACAGCAGGTGTAGCAACTTTTGCACTTCCTGATGCAGCACAGACGACCCAAGGAAATGCATACAGCTTTACACAATCAATAAGCACAGGTGACGCTATCGTTACTACTGCTGCTGATGTAGGTGACGTGCTTGGTTATAGTAATATAGTCTCGACTGCCCCTGGTAGTGCTGGTAACTTGGCTGGTACCATTAGTTCCGCTGGAGCGATGGCAATAACAGCTGGTGGGGCTGGCACCTCGGCTACGGGACAATTCGTCACAGAAGTTACCATACGATAAGGATGCTACATAATGAAACGAGTTTTAGTACTACTACTGCTTAGTTTCGGGGGTGCTGCTGCAAACGCAGTGCCCGTGGTACCAAATTTTCAGCAGGGATCAATGACATCCCACACGGAGACTGAAAGTACGGTCACGGAGACCATAAATTCGATTGACATGAGGACAGGATGGGAATACACAGTGAGTGGGGTAGGCGTTTCAAACGATGGAGCAGCACTAAACCCCAACGTGAATACATCAACGGTGACAGTCTCACCAACAGTAGGGTCGGGAGACGGAGCATTAACAGGCACCGTAACCTCTCAATACGACAACTTAGACTTCAACACTCAGGGGACGTTCACAATAACGACTCCAGGGGATGCCTTCCAATTCGTACAGAGTTATCAAGGACCAGGGATGACCAACCAGACTCTAATACAAAGAGTCACCACCATCCGAAGCGTAACAGACACAACAAGTACGTTTACCCAGTAATTGCAGCACTTCTCGGCATCCAAATCTTACCTGCAAGAGCAGAAGTTGGTGGAGTTAGTGCTACTGCAAACCCGATAGCGAATAGTTCGGGCTCAGTAACCAACCAGGCAATACAAGTTTTACAAGGTCCATACATAACCAACACCTATGGTGGTGGTGTCCAGTGTCAGGGTGCTACGTTTAACCTAACACCCTATGTGCAATTTGCCGATTCAAGAAAAGATCCTTGGATCGATTTTTATGATGAACCACAATATAATATGACTGATACCAGTGGTAAGATGACTCCTACTACAGTGACAGTTAAAAACTATCCTTGGGAGACATGGTATGACACCAGAACCAAGTCAGATGGTAGTAGATGGTTTGAAGATGGTGCTGACATGCAGATCACAATGGATCTAGATGGTCCTGATGGTGTGCCTGACGTAGTAAGCAATCAAACAATGACTCCTACTTGGTTTAAACCAGTGAGGACTGACATGTCTGCTAACCAGTCATTCAATGCTGGTCTCTCTGCAACACTATCAATCCCTCTTAATAGAAAGTTGATGAAGCAATGCCATGAGGCAGCTGCTGCTCAGATTAATATGCAAAACCAGTTAGTATCTAATAAGAGACTGGACTTTGAGTTAGCTCGTCTTAAAAATTGTGGTGAATTAAAAAAAGCTGGTATATTTTTCCACCCAGCTAGTCCTTATCATTCTGTTTGTGCTGATGTAGTAGTAACAGCACCAGGTGGTACTTTAGTACCTCACGAGCATCAGTTACCTAAACCTAATTGGATTAACCCTTCTACTTCTTCTTCTTCAACGTCTTCTTCAGTGGAAGTAACCCCTTCTTCAGACGGTACTGGTCTGCCAACACTTCAGATCGGGACGGTCTCCGAGTCTGACGACCCATAATAGAGTTAACCTTAGTCATAACCTTCTTAACCACTGGTTTGATCACCTTCAATAGGAGATCTGCCAGTGGTTTTGCAAATAAAGCAGAGGTAGTTGCAACTGTTGCTATGACTGCTGTAGTTGTTACCACTCCTGCTGTTGGTAGAAACTGTTCCACTGCTGGTACAGGCTCCCAGATAGTCTCACAGAGTTTACCGTCAGGTGTTAGTTTATATTCTTTAACTTGCTCATCACCCTTCTGATTCCTATCACCTATACGTCTAGCATTAGGTGGAGGACATTCTATTTCTTTGTCAGTAGGGATGTTTGTATCAGGAGTTGGTGTATCTGGTGCATCAACATTAGGCTCTTCTAAATTCAAACCTTCATCACCCTCCTCTTGGTCAGGTGTTACTGTCTGCCATGTCAATTCTCTAGCATCATAATCTGGTGGCTCATAGTATGGCATACCTGCATCACATAATACTACGTTACCTTTAGGGTCATCGTTAACTAGATTCTTATTACTAGATGGATCTCTCTTAGCATTCTCTTTGTGTACCTTGACACAACCAGGCATGTCAACGACAGGTGTACCTACAACTGTCACCACTGGTGGTGCTAGAGGTGTAGTAACATGAGTTTGTGCTTCCCAAGGACGTATCTCACTAACAAACACACCACGGACAGGGTATATACCAGTGCCTTGTGAACGTATTAAAGGTATCCCAGTAGCATTTACATAGATGTTTGGGATACCTGTGTTGTTTATATTAATATGAGGGATAGTCATCGCCACAACCTAGTTAATTGTCTAACATCAGTGACACCATAGAGTGCCTTTACTGTTGCTTCTGCATCCTCTCTAAGATTAGATGGACAGAAGAATTCTACTTTGGTTAATCTATTTGAGTTGAGTAATATTTGTGCTGACCATTTAGTTTCGATCACTGTGATATCTCATCATAAGGTGGTTCCCATACTGGGACAATCTCATGCTTACTTGTATTGATCTTCTCATCTTTCAACATCTCTTCCAATTCTTCAACGCTCAGAGTATGGGCTACCACCTCTGATTTCTTATCATATACGTGAAAGAGTATGTCGCTCATTGATTGATCCCTTTTATGTTGTTTTAAAATTTGCTTTGTCACAGTCATCTCTTCACTATAGAAGATTAAACTCTGATCTCTTTGATCTCCACTCATTTTGGTAGTTGCTCCTTGTAATCCTTCGGGTTCGGCAACGTCTTAACTGGGCCACTAGTAGTCGGCCATGCGTTGACTAGCTGATGATATAATTCTTCTCTGATTATCTCCCTCAGTCTAACCTCCTCAGCAGTAGCTCTCTTCTCAGGTCCACCTTTAAAGTTATCAACTATGGTACCACCACCTATAGTAGCACCAGTACCTATGACTGCTGCTGCTGTGACTCCTGTTGTTACTTTCTGAAGGTCCATTAGAGATACGTTACTACTAATATTACACGTCTTCCTTTCTTAGGAGGCACCATACAATGTAGTCCATCAAAGACTACTATATCATCCTCTTTAGGTGTGAAGACATGCTTCTTACCATGCTCATCGAATGCAATTGTGTCTCCACCTACATCAGTGAAGTATACAAGTAGATTCTTATGAGGGAATTCATGATCATAATGCGGTACTGTTAATACATTACCGTCAACTGGATGCACCGCATTAGCATTAATACGGTAGACAACCTGTGGGTTAATTTTATTTATCTCAAAGATTTGTCCAATAACAGGCTCGACATACTCCAGATATTCAGAGTTAGGGTTGGAATAAAACTTGTGCATAGGACTTGGTCCTTGCAAAAACCCATGAGAATAGAACGCTAAGTCCCCATTCCTCTGCTGTCTCATCTGATAACCAGCATGGTTGGTCTGCTCTTTGATTAATTGATCGGCAGCACTAAGTGCCTCTTGTCTTTCTCCTTCGTCTAAGTCTTCTTTATTACTTTCAACTGATCGATTGACATACTCTGTGTAACCAGGCGTTGCCTGATCATTGTAGGACCAACCAAAGTTTGGTCCTAAAATAAGTTCTTTAAATGATGAATATTCACGTGTGTACTTAGTCTCCATAGGAGACTTCAACTTAGTAAACATGATCTAATTTAAAATTTAACTCCTGGTGAAAAGTCAGGTAGTGTTTGAGGACTAGTTGGTGCATCAGCATCAGGTGCTGATTTTAAATCAGGTAGACCTTTAAGGGCACTACCAGAGAGACCATTAAGAGCACCACCACCAATAGATCCTAGTGCTTTCTCTTTCACTGACTCTATGATGGCATCCTTTTGAGTATAAAGATATACCCCACCACCAACAACGGAAAGAGATACAACACCAGACGCAATAGCAATGATGTTAACAATTTTCTGCATAACTATAATTTATAGGTTTTATCATCAGTCTTACCAGGATCCACAGCAATGATCTTCAATGGTGCTTGCTCTATTCTTAGAGTTTGCACAGGACCAGGTGAACCAGCACCAACTCCTCCACCATTCTGCATCTTCATGGTACCATCCCCCTTCTTAGAAGCGGTTTGAATGCCAAAGCTAGCTAAAACTCCTGTAAAAACCGAAGCTATGAAAGTTGGATCAATTTTCTGTTGCTCTAAACCTGGTACAGTAACATAGTTTAACGTCAAGATCCCTCCCGACCAAACTAGTACACCAAGTCTCACAAAAGTAGAGAAGATTGCAGCTGCATCCTCCTCATCTGGTAATACTTTGTCCTTTATTGTACCAATAATACCCTTCTTTGTCAAGTCTTCTTCTTTTTCCTTAGCCATACTATTTCACCTCCTGTGGTGTTTTCTTTTTACCGATATTATATTTGGACTCTAATGTCCATTCACCTTTATCTTTAAATGATAAAACTTTTATCTGGTTAAGAGGTGCTAAGTCTTCTATATCCCCACTAGTATCTATTAGGCCCCAGTCAGATAGTAGTTTTGCTATACGATTGCGACGTTGCACATCGTTAGGGGTTATGTTAGTAGGTTTACCATCAAGAGCAAACAACTCTTTGAAATGTACTATGTAGTACTTACCACGTTTGTGTAGAATGTGACAAGACTGATACAGCTTACGCTCCTTACGAGATGCTACACCTATACGAGTCAATGTCTCTCTCACTTTGAGAAAATCATCTGGTTCCTTTAGGGTAACTTCTAGCATCATGTCTTGAGACCACGAGATCTCATCACTCATTGTCTTCCTCCAGTATCTAATTTAGATCTAATAACTTCAATTTGATCTTGAGTCAAAATTCTCATCGCTTGCTGAGCTTTCTCAGTGTTATAACCATAGTATCTTTTCACTAAGTCGAGGTCACAGTCTTTAGACTTCTTATCCCAAGGAGAAAATCGCTTAGATTTCCTAACACTATGTATATAATATTGATACTGAAGATCTTTATCTAAATGTGAAGAGGCATTCATCTCATTTGCATGCATCACAGTGTCTATAAAGGAAGACAGACACTTGTTCACAACAAAAGCAGGGTATTTTTGCATTGCTCTCTCATCTTTAGAGAGATCTCCCTGCTTTAGATTGATGCTGTTAAGATAATCCTTTAACGGATACTCATGCATACATTACCTCTAGCGGTGTTGTGCTTACATCGTAGTTAACTACTAACAATTCTTTCTTTAGTTTGTTGTCTGGCCTATGCTTCATACCATAAGTGATTTTAAATTCTTCTTGATGATAATCTTTATACATTTCCTTTAGGTCATCATCATTATTATAAGTGACAAACCAATCATGCTTACATATATTACAACTCTCATGGAATTCCTCATGCTTAAAGTTCTTATGTAACTCAGCGTTACTACCATATAGGTATGTCCCTATTTTATAGGGTGGATCTAAGAAAAGAAACACATTGTTACCATTCTGTTGCATAACCTCAGAGTAATCTAGGTTAGTGATCCTCCAGTTACCTATTAGATTGGAAATATTAAGGAGGTTCCTAGCCCCTTTAATGGTAAAATTCTGTCTACTTGCTGTTGCACTAAAGGAACTATTCTCGGTAAGTCCACTATAACTGCACTTATTAAGAACCCAAAAAAGCACAGCTTGAGTATAAGAATCTTCTTTGTGTATTTTATCTTTGGCATCTTTAAACAACTCCTTAGCCTTATCTTCTGTCGAATTATCTGTCTTAATACTTACAAGATCGTCTGATAATTTCTTGCCATCCTTCTGGAGATGCACCCA